GAAAGAAAGAGTCATTCGTTAAATTTTAGATAAAAATAAGGCCAATCAAAACTACTTGATTGGCCTTTTTAATATCTACTCCTTAGACAATAATTTCCCTACTAACATTTTCAACTCTTTCATTTCTTGCTCAAGAGTTAAAATTTTATTATTATCGTCGATCTCCTTTCGCTTTCGACGGTTTGCCAATTCCTTTTGGCTAAGTCTATTCCTATATGCATCGTGATCCGTGTTGATAACAGCTTGCGAAGTGGGGTCACGGATCAACTCTTCCCTTCCTTCGACTTGTTTAACATGTTTCATCTAATCACCATAATGGCGACTAAAACATCGCCAAAGCTCTCATTGCGCGTGCAGATGGAATGTTAACTGCATCATACGCTCGGAGTTCAATTTTAATACTAAATGAGCTAAATTCACTATCGATATCTGCTTTTGGTATATAAGTTTTCTCAGTGAATTGACCCGGGTTATTAGTATTATTTATGGCTTCCATTTCGCGCCATTCCGCAGATTCAGCTTCAACAACTAATGCCGTTGAACTTGTGTGCGGTTGAACTTGCCAAACTACGCTAGTGATTACTGGTTCACCATCAGCAGCTTTGATATCACCAAGAGCAAGATAAATCCCGCCGTTGTGTGATACAACGCTATCCTTTGGCCAATCCTGTGCAACCCAAGTTGATAAAGTATTCATGGTTACTGAATTAGAACGAATAATTAAAATCTCGTCAATACCATTTGCCACAAAATCCCCACCATCAACAAAAGCATTAATGTCGGTTAATTGGCCGATTGTCATTGTAGTGCCAGAAATTGCAGATGCAATAAACGACGCTTTATATGTCAATGTGGTGCCATTTCTCCAATAGACTTGGAATGTACCGCCTTTATACTGATCACCAATCGAAGATAGTGTCTCAATAGTACGCGGGATAAACTCAGTCGTTTTGAAGTATACATTAACTTCACTATTACCCGGTTGTTTAGTATCCAAATAGACACGAAGATCGTCAGATGGATCAGCTAAGTTCACAACATATGACACATAAGTACCAGCATTTTTAATAGTTTCGCCAGAAATATCGGTAAGGATATTTGATACACCAACAAACGAATTACGTTGTAAGTTGATGATCGGACTTATAAACGAAATGGCAGACTTAAGTTTGGCTTCAACTACAATCGGCTGAACTTGTCCAACAACATCAGATAATCGACTAACAGTTGCCATATCATAGTTTGTCTTGTTTTCAACTTCTTGGTAATTCCCACCAGCTAACTTGGTACGATAATTGATTGAAGTATCACTCAATTTAATGGTATCAATGTTTAGCATCATTGTTGTTAAGTCAAAATTGTTCTGACCACTTGCAACCAAATCACTACATTCCAAGTTAAAAGTTGCTTCATTTGTATTAAACACACAACGGTTGATTTGGAATTTCATATCGCGCTCTTGATCCGCAGACCATGTTGAGCTATTTTGCGATTTGAACATTACACCAGTATATGGTTGTTTTGTAATTACCGCGCCATTGTTTTTCCAAATTCCGGCTGTGTTATCATATTTGAATTGATTACCGCCAATCTTACCAACAAATGCCTCATATTTGTTTGAGTTAGACATAACCACAAATGCATATTCGGTTTCACCTTGCAAGTAAACAGGATCTGAAAAAGTAAATGTCGTTGCAATTCTTCCCGCTGGATCCACGTTGACATTAGCCGGAACTAAAGTAACTTCAGAAAATGGTAATTTTCTTTGGCTTGGGTATCCGTTTTCAGTTTCAACAACAAACACACTAACTGGCAATGAGTAATCTTTTGTTTTGAAAAACAAATCAATTGATTTAATAAACACACCAGATTTTTCTGCAACAATAAATGATTGCGCTAATGGATCATACCATGTTGTTTTTGTTGCCGATGTAGATGTACCAGTTTCAGTTCGAGTGCTTGTACTTTGCCACGCGCCTGAAGTCTGAATAACCTTTGTTTCGGAAACTGTTTTTGGAACTAATTGTGGATTGTCAACAGATATAATACTTTCCTGTTTGGTTTCCATAAGTCCGGTCGCTTGATATGTAAATTCAGCCGAAGTTGTTGGTTGATTAACATCATCTTCAAGTCTAAACAGACGCGACCCAGTTCTAAACACACCCGCTGGTATTCTAAAGTACCCAATAAATGTACCCGCCGAATTCGTTGTTAGTGTGGCACCATACGAACCACCATTTGGTTTGCAATGTGCGGTAACATCAGTACCGTCGAATTTTGCATATAAACGTGTGTTTGGTTTCATACCATTGGCAACAAATTTGACCTCTTTGGTACGCATCCAAGGTATCAATGTGGTTTCAATAACACGATCGCCAGTTGATTTAGTAATAGTACCGGGAACAACTTGTAATGTAGTACCAGTGCGACGTTGACCAGAATTTTGAGTCCACTCTGTGTTCGTTGTTGTGGTAACACTTCTACGGTTTGTTGTTGTTGTGGTTGTAGCTCTAAATGGCTGTCTATCATACCCACGAACCGTATTACTTGATGTTGTTGTATTCCATGCCGACTTATCAACGGAACTTGTACGCGCGGTCACACGCTTAGAACCAACCCAATCTGTTTGCCATGAATTCCACTTAGGTGACATATAACCTAGAGATTCCATTTGCTTGATCTGTTTGGTCATTGCATCGTTGGCACCTTCGAAGTTGGTTGTAACCGCTGGCAATCTAGTGGTATCTGTCCAATTATCCGTAGATGGCGTTAATGTCATTTGGCCAATCCAGTTAAACACGTTGTATGGGTTAACATTACTAAATTCAGAACAAAGTAATTGACTGATCCATGCTCTAACATCATATGCAACAGTTGCGATATGTTCATGCGTTTGCATGTTTGAAGAACCGGACGCTATTACCAAATCAAACATTTCAATTGCAAATGGTGTACGTAATACGCCATTTTCTGAATCCATAGTGCATCGGTATTCGACGTGTTGTGTGTTACCAATACCATGACCAACAAATGAATCAACTAACATACCATTTTTATGTTTTGTCAAGCCATCACCATCAACAACTGACATTGAATCGGCAGATGATTCTAACAAACTTAATGATGTGTAATACTCAATAACATCGATACGTTTTTCAAGCTTACCAATATCGCGCATTGTGTAACGTTGATTATCAACATGCTCAACCTCAACATCGCCAGATTCAAACGTATATGCTGGAAATGCGATATTATAAAGCAACATTGCAGAGTCCATAGATTCTGGTAATTCAGGTTTGATACCCGGTACACCATTTAAAATATGAAATTCGCCAGTTTTGTCGATGAACACACGGTCTTTACGAGCTAGGTAATATTGATAATCTACGTTCATACGTCCACCGGGACGAGCAATATCAGTACCAGCCGCATTATCAGTTAATGTTCTACGGAAGTCGATTGAATTTCGTAATTCAAAAGTAAGACCAGTATCACTAACATATTGTGGGATCAGCTTGTAGATATCAGGTTCAATTGATGTGTTATTCGAGTGTGTGTATGAGTTAACACAAAAATAATCACCACTACCACTATGAGCAAAATAATCATAGGTGATATCGTATGCAACACCAGCAGTCAAACCGCTAACTTTACCAAAATCGTAGTAACAATCGTATTGGCCATCATCTAAACTATAGTTGGCAATATTTTGTTCTACACCATTCGCACGAACCGACACAAGTCTGAAAATATCAAAATGTGGTAATGTGCGTGTAGTTTCGCCACCGCCCAAAGTAAAAGTATCAACAAACTGTGTGATAGTCTTCTGTTTTGGGTTACCCTGTGACTTATACTGACGTACAACGACGTCAATTGTTGTGGCTGACCCAATAGTAATGTTGATGGTCAACGTCGCTCTGACAAGGTTTGATGAACCCGCAGCAATGACAGAATAATTTGTCGCTGGGATTGGTGCACCTGTTTGGTCAGTGATTGCGATAATAGATTCACTTGTAAAACTGGTGTAGTTATCATCAGCAGTCAATACGAAACTATTTGATGAACTATATGGCCAATTGTGATATGAGCGAACCACATCATAATTTGCTTCATTTAGAACAATAGACTCAATTGGTTGTTGAGATAGTGAATAAATTGGACACGCAGCCGAAATATCATATAAACCATTTTCAACATAAGCATAACGAGATGTATCAGCAGCTTCACGAATTAAATCGATAGATGCGAATAGCGCCGCAGCTTTTGAATAGTCGGCCAAGTAAATTCTAAGATTACCATCACTACCACGATCCATAGAAATGGCTCGTGCTGTTCCGACTAATTTAGAACCAGAATATAAATTAACAACTGGTTTATTATGGACTCGGATCAACTTATTAAGTCGAGGTGAAATGCCATTATAAGCAACACGAACATAAGGGCCGTAAACGGTTTCCAATGCTTCGTTGTTAATGTTCGCGGTTGTACGCGCGCGATTTGAATCCAATTTTGTGGTAACAATTGTTTCATTTTCATAACCCAAGACATAAGCCTTACCGGGTTCTAATGATAATTCAACTTTTGCACTATCAGTTGGATGTTCATTCACCAATAATGGAAAATCACGGACTGTGTAGTTGCCTGATTCGTCATAAGTACGACGGGCCATTGTGTCCATAATTGCGGCATATTGAGTCGCTTGGTTTTCTTTGATGATATTACCGTTTTCTATCACAATTAATGTGTAGAAATTATCCGGAAATGTTTCTTCGACCCCATAAACTTTAGGCACGATTGAACCATTATAACGATCTGCACCGGGTGCATTATGGTTTGGCGCGCCGTTGGCCGGATCTAACAATGAGATATCATCTTCGTATGTCTTCACAGATTCTGTAAATTCAAACCCAATTAAATGAGAACCTTCATTACTTTCCGCATCTACCAATACCGCCTGTTCAGGAACATGAACAAAATGGCCACCGACATAAATAACGCCAGTTTCTTGATATGCATATACACCAACCGCATGAGACACGGCAGTTGCTGTCATTGGAGTTGATGCGCCAGATTCTGGATCGAATGTTGTAATTGTTTCGCCATCGACAAATGTGCCGCCGCGATAATTAAAGAAAATTCGACGTGTTGCTGCATCAACATGAGTAACTTGGCCAGATGCGCCAGATGTGTTACCAGTGAAATATTTGTTAAGCCACTCACTAACAATTACACCATTACCTGCGCCATCTTGGGTACTAAGTACAATAGAATTTTTTTCAAAATCCACTTTCATTTTTGCATTTAAGACGGGTGTTCCGTCCACTAAAATGTGATTACCAAATTTCTTAATCTGATTTTGAAGCGAAGTTTGCAATTGCGTCAATTCGCGACCTTGAACAGATCTGCCCGGACGGAAAAGAATTCGCAAATAGTTTTTTGATTCATCAAAATCGTCGTAGTACGGGGATACATTATGATCCATAGTGATTACCTGTAATTAAAATAAGCTGTTATACTTTATTATTTATCAACAAAAAAGGCAACCATTATCGGTTGCCTTTTGATTTTAGAATGTAACTACTATCTTTGGTTGTTCTGATTGTCCGGTTTCTCGGGTAATTTCCTTCCGGTTATTGAGGTATAACATAATACCTGAGCCGGATGTCATATCGGCCGGAACCGCAAACGTCGAAGTTAGTCGCGCGCCGAGGTCATTTAGTGGATCCATAACCAATGCTAGTTGTCGATATGAAACGTTTAGCGGAATACCAGTATCATCAATAATTGTGCTTAATAATACGTGTTTTGCACCCAATGTCCATTCGGCCTGTGTATCACCTTCGGCAATTTGGTTTGCAGTTTGTCGAGTACCAATGTTAACCGGAATCCAATTATCTTGGACTGTAGAATTGATATCCGATACTGATAGATCAAATAAAAATCTCCACTCATAACCATCGTTTGTATTAACAATCGGCGCGCCTGTATTGTATACGGGTTCGGTTACCGTTAATGGACTTTGCTGTGTAATATTATTCACAATAAACACTTGATAAAGTGAATTCATACAATAAAACTTCTGACCATATGCGTCGGTTCGACTTGGGTCAAAAATAACAAAATCATCAACACCGTTGGCCCAATTAAATCGAGGAACCACTAAAGTTACATCACTTGGCTGAATACGCTTCATACCGATAATTTCACTCCAAAAATTGGTTTCCTCATCAACACTATCGACCGGAGTTGGTGGCAATAATTCATCAGCCCATTGTGTGTTTTTGGATAAAACGGCGTATACAATATGATTAACACCACCCGCGGGTAATGGTCTGGTATCACCCGCTTCGCGAACTACCGCGGATAATTTATCGATAAAATTGAGGGCATCATATGTTCGGAACCCTCTTTTAATTACTGAAGCCATGCGTTGTCACCTTTTAATCGTCGATTAACGATAATGTTAGATTTCTTACTTTACCAGAAATCTGGCCAATCTTTATCACTAATGGCAGTGATGCGTCGTTTACCACAAATGTGCGATTAAACGTGTATGTTAGTTTTTCTGGTGTTGCAATTATCCGGTCGTCTACGCTATCAAATGTGAATAGATCGCCATCAATACCAATTGCATAATTGTTAAAATATGCGTTAAGAATATTTATATCAACATTAAAATAAACTTTAACTTTTGAACCATTAACAAGACCACTATGTGTGATATTTGTTGTACTCCAACTTCCGGTATCACCAGTGCCGTCGCGACTAAATACGATTTCAGTTTTACTCAATAATGAAGACTGATATTCATGCTCAACTTTCAACGATGATGGTGTATGGTTTATTAAGTTATAATTTGATGTTAATGGGAATCTAGCTTGCACGCCGTCGCCTTTATGTATTGCAATATCCATAATAGCCGCACGTAATGAAAATGTTGACACGTTATATGGTGCCACTAGATTCAAATCACCTAATCCAACTCTAGGCAAAACTTGATAACTTTTTGCATCAATATCATAGTAAATTGAATATTGAGTTTTATTCATGATTTTCCGACCATTAACAAACAACATAAGTGAATCGCCATATGCATCATCAACCATGTGAGGTATCGGAAATGGGTTATTATATTGGATATCATTTTCAGATAGGTTTGGATAACGTCGAGCCGGAGCATAATTAGAACCGGATATAACATTATTTCCTAATATCAAAACTTCAACATATTTTCCAGCAGCCAATAATGAGGTAAATATAATATTTGATTCTATGGAACCACCAACAATTTTAGTCTCAATATTATAATTTATTGAATTGTCTTGGAATAAACCATCAACAAAAACCATAACATATTGATTGCCACTAATAACCAAATCGTCATTTAACCGATATTTAACATTATTACCATCGGTTGTAAATATAGATGCATCCTGTAACGAATAAGACAATTCGACAATTTCGACGTTTTGTTCTAATTCCAATATAGATCCAGAATATATTTCCGGAGGAATAGAAAACTCAATAAAATCATCACTCACAGTGTAATATTCGGCCGGAATCTTTTTACCATTGACAAATGCCATAAAAAAGTTTTCACTTTCTAAATCATACATTTCTGCGATTGTATAAGTGTCAATTTCATCAATTCTAAATGTGTCATATTGGTCTGACTCTTTAAATAACAAGAAGTGGTTCCAATCGGTATGCTGCAATTTTGCCATACCAGCATCACTTTGTAATGTCATGAACATTCTTGCATCGTCAAGTGTAGTTTCGGCATTAACTTCAGCTAACCAAGTTATTAACATTTCAAAGCTGTTTAATAGATCTCGTAATGAAATAATATCGATTGATTTTTTCTCGACCTTACCAAACATCATATAACCAGATGGATGGACAAGTCTACGAATAACCTCATCATAGAATTTTACTGGAATTTCGGAAATCAACTCATACGAGAAATCTTGATAATAATATGAATCTTGGATCCGTTTATCCCATGATATAAACCCACCACTATCGGCATATCGTCCGGCTGGTTGAATAATACCACTCCCACTTTCAACGGTTTCGATAATTCTAAAATCTGGAATTTCTGGTAATGCAACGCCATATTCATCAATACGAGATGAAATAACGGTAACCTCTTCACCAGCAATAAATTCACCTGATAATTCGGTAACAGATGCACCAAATTTCAATAATATAACTTCAGGGTCTGCTAATGTAGGAACTGTTAATAACAATCTTGCATCAATATATCCGGTCGCGCCGGAGGTTTTACCTTGTATTTTTTGGTCTAACAATTCGAATAGATCCGGATTGTTGACTTGACCATCCAATTTTTCAATCATCAGGTAATAAGGCAAGATCCACGCGCCATCGGACACGCGAAGCATATCAATTTTTGGATAGTAAAACTCAACTGGACTGTCAAATAAAGTTCTAAATAAAAACTCAAATGATGATTCTGTACCCTTTGCAGAATAATAGTCCTTAATTTTTTTAATGATGAATCGTGCTTCTACTGCCATCGAATCGGGGAATCCGGGCATATATTCATTTTTAAAATAAAACAAATAATCATCAACAGTATTATCAATATCAACTGAATCCAACATCTCAGAAACGACGGTATATTCCCCACCGTCGCGTTCTAAATACTGAAAATATCCCTTGATAAAATTCAAAAACTGTGGATATTCTTCTTTGACAAACCGCGGTAATGCGCGGCCTGCCATTAGTGAAAGTTTATTTTTTGGCATCTTACACCTATTGTTGTACTATATGCTCTGGAATTGTAACGTTAATATTTCCAGCAATAACCAAATTGTTTAGAACACTAAGAATATCAGTTTCTTGTGGTTCAGCAACGAATTCAACAGTTGTATTAGCGCGCACGAAAAACGAAAACGCAAGCAATGAAACAAGACCAGTTGAATAATCAACCGTACCGACTTCACGGACTAATATGTCTTTGTAAAAATATAATAACTTACCTTGGCCATCATCTTTAACAACTGAATAAGTCGTATCATCATTAGTATATGGAATGCTTGCTAATGTTCCAGCTTTAATTGGATTATTAAAGTTGAATGAATATGATTGTTGACTTCCGGCATTTGGGATCAGTTTCTTCGATACCGTTAATGTAGTTTTACTACTTTCGACCGCTGGTGATACCGCATCAATTCGAGTTGAAACGTTAGAATATTTAAATGAGGTATTAAATTTATTTAGTGAATCTGTGAAATACAATAAAATTTCATCAGAAACAGCAGTAATTAATTGACCTTCAATCATTGTTGTTTTTGTCATATCAACATCAAGTACAGTTTCAACATTGACATAGGTATAATCAGCGTCAACAATAACCGGAACAATACCAACAATGCCATACTTTTTCAAGATGGTATCATATATTCGAGTCTTAACGGCTGGTGATAATTCCAATCCAAATGTGGGTTTAATACAAACGAACACTTTACCATATTCCGGAGGTACATTCTTTTCACCACCCCAAACGTTCATTGTTTGGATTGCGCCATATTTTGAACCTAATAATGTTTGATAATCAGTTTCGGTGACAGCACGTTTTTGTGTTGCGAATGAATTAGGTGCATTAAGTTTAATCGATTCTAACGATTCAGCTTCAGCGCCTGAATTTGATGCTTCTACCGTAGTTATGGTGAATTTACTTTTTGCAATACCCTTAACATCGGAAATCAACTCAAATTCATTACATAAGTTGGCCGCGGCACCCTTAGTAACCAAATATTCAACACGAATAATATTACCACTGTTTATACGTTGGCCAATAACACCATCACCAAAATAAATTTCGACGCGAAGATCTTCGGCTTCTTGCATAAAAAATGCTTTAGTTTCGCGGGTGATTTGGGTGATCTCGTCGTATAAGTCCCATGATTCGGTGACCGATGAGGCCGATGAATCTTGGATTTCAAGTTTCAAAAAGTTAGTATCAACATCAGCTTGAGTTAATATAAAACGTTCTTGAGAACCGGGTTGATATGTCCACTCTTGGATCTGTAATGAACCTTGACGGATAGTAACACTATCATTTTTTAGTAGGTTGCCATCTTTAAAAAGTCGGGTATCATCAGCAACAACAAAGTTATATGAGACATTGTTTAGTGATGATGTGAATCGTGTACCGCGCGGAACAACTAACACATTACCGACGAAACCTTCCGGAACCGGAACCGTCATACCAATAATAGCAACAGAGCTATTGATTTGACGTGGCATATATGATAGTGCTTTTGCTCTGGACACGACAGAGTTGCGCAGTTGCGCAGATAGCATGAAAATTTCGGATACTGACATATTTGCATATTTGCCGATGTATGTTGTGACATAGGCAAGTGCATCAACGAGAATATTGGAGTTTGATC